TGCGCCCGCCGAGATCTACAGCGCCGGACAAACTGCCGCCGTTTTCGATCGTGGCTGTGAGCGTCTCAAGCGCTTGTGAAACGACGGGCGCACCCATGGCTTACTTTCCTTTGCGAGATGGCGCGGGCCTGCGAGGCGTGCGCGGCGGGGTCATCTTGCCGCCTTTGCCGGCGGGCTTGGCGCCGTAGGGTTTCATTCCAGGCATGTTAGGTTCCTCCATAGCCGCTAAAAAGGTTGATGAGATCAGTCGCGGCGTTCTTCTCATCGGTCTTGACCGTGCCAAGCTTGGCGGCTGCATCAGCCTGCATCTGCGCAGCCTGCATCTGTTGGGCTTGGGCTTGGGCCTGGGCGCGTTGCTGGCGGATGATAGCCACGTTCTCGGATGCGACGATAATGTCGGGATCCACGCCAAGCATGTCGCTGTAGCTGTCAGCCCACTTGTCCACGTCGATTTTGTCGATCACTTCAGGGCGCATCTGGGCTACCGCGCCAAGGGCGCCCACAAAGCGGTCAACGCCATTAACGCCGATCGCCCGCTGCGCTTGGGCAAGCATGGAAACGAACTCCACGTCTAGCTCCACGCCCTGCAACGCTTCAGGCGGTGGCGGAATAAGATCGGCCTGCACCATGCGGGTGAAGGTTTCGTCGATCAAGGGCTTGAGTAGCTCATTGTGCAGGCGCTCAAGCACAGGGCCTAGCATGAGAAGCTTCTCTTCGTGCCGCTCGGCCACCTCAGTCGCCGTCATGCGGCCTGGAACGGTTGAGGCCAGCATGAGGAAGAGATCGGCGTAGAACGCGCCACGAATGCGCTCGCGCACGTCTTGAATGTCGAAGAGCAAATGCTGCAAGTCTAGCTGCACGTTAAACAGCGTGGACACCGCGTTTTGCGCGCCGGGCGCATCGACATAGGTCACGCCGCCAGGCAGGTAATCCAGGTCGCGTCCCTTCATGCCAGCAGGCACTTGCAGTGGCGGCTTGGTCTGATAGTCAATGGCGTTGGCCTTGCGCAGCTGCTCGTGCTGGAGCTGCTTGATGTCGCCAAGGGCTTCCATGCCGGGGCTGTTGCCGTACACATCGCCAGGCATTTTATGCCAGCGCGGAGCGAGGCCCGGAAAGCGATCATAGCCACTCTCACGCAATACCTTGTCGCCTGCGTCCTCGCGGCCAGGCTCAAAGTACACGCTGCGCCATGGCTTGTTCTTGCCATCGGCCTTGCGTGCATCGCGGTCGCTGCGGGGCTCTATGCCGTGGATGATCGGCACCCACGCATCGAGATTGCCTGAGTTGTAGAGCGCTTGGGTCGTGCGCGAGCACTGGTCATAGCCAAACTCTGCAACCAACTCGGCGACGGTCTTCTCGAACTCGCGGTAAATCGTGTTGACGTTGCCGCGATAGTCCGTGGCCAAGGCGAACTCGCCAACGGGGCTCTGGTAGTGATGGATGAGGGCGTCATAATCATCCATGATGACAGAAGCGCTCGTGCCAAACGCGCCAAGCTCTTCGTAGCACGCATGGAGCATGAGGTAAGTGTTGCTGCGCGCAAACACGTTCAGCATGCGCCCTTGCGTCTCGGCCAGCCATGACTTAACCGGCGCATAGTCCATTAGGTCTTCATCGGGCAAAGCCAACCTGAACCATGGCCGCGCAGGCGAGGTCATGCCGCTCATCATGCCGGCTGACAGGATGCGCAGGGAGCGCGAAGCCGTGCTGTCGAAGATCGCGTTGTGCTTCTTCGTGCCTTTATTTCTGTCGCTCTTGTAGAACCGCGTCGAGCGAGGAAGCAGATAATCCGACAGCTCGCGCCAATGGGCGATCCAGCTAGACCGCTCGGTCTGAAGCGCCGTCCAGCGGCGCAGCATGTCGGTCTTGGGTATCATGATCCTAACAAGCTCGTGCGGCCTAGCATGCCGCTGCTGGTAGGTGCGCCCATTGTGCCGGTAAGGAATGTGCCGCCAACTCCACCGCCGCTCATGGCGCGATTGCGTGCGGCCAACGCTGCGATGTTGGGGCGTTTCTGGTTCGCGCGGTTAAACTCGCGCTCGGCCTGGCTCTGTTGCATCTCGGCTTGCATCGTTGCTTGGTTAGCGGCGCGGCGTTGGGCCTTCTGGGCCTTCTGGCCTTGGTAAATGCTTGCGCCAGATGCGGCAACTGAGGCAATAGCAGCGGTCAAAGCCATCACAGCACCTGCGAATAGATGACGTCTTGAATGCCATATCCAAGCCTCGGCAACATCCGATCAAGGGTTGTCCCCGGCTTGGCGTGCCACAGCATCATCTTGACACCTCGCTCTTTGGCGGCGCGCTCGGTCGCCGTAATCAGCCGCATGCCGGTCATGCCGCGCCGGTGTGACTTGCGCACAAAGAGCAAGTCATTCTGGCACATCAAGAGGTCGCCATAATGCAGGTTAGTGCACACAATGTTAACGCTGTAGCCAACCAGGGTTTCGGCGCCAACGCCATCAGCATCGACATGAGTGTCAAACATACCGATAGCAAACAAGTTCCCCGCCGCCTCAAGCGTTTGATAGCGCTCGACGTCAGGCTTGAGCAACATGATGTCCGGCACAGTCGCCAGCTCGGCGTAATGCTCTTCAAGCAGCGGCCAGGCGCGGTCGATCCACTCGCTGGCGATGATCTCGCGCGGGATCGCCATCAGACCATATCCAAAGGGTTGTACTCACCACGCGAGCGAGGCCGGGCCAGCTCATCGCGCTGGCGCTCAAAGCGGGTCTTAGCCGCAACGGGTGCGGCAAAGGTCAGGGCCAAGGCGTCGCCAAGGTCGGGTGAGGGAAGCCCGCGCGCCTTGAGGTCATCCTTGCTTTCCAGCACGCGCTTACCCGTCTGCGTGAAGGCGTAAGTCGGCGCGGCAAGATCCTGTTTAAGCGCCACGTCATCAGGGATCGCGCCGCCCAACTTGATCCACTCGGCCAACCCGCACCACATCTCGGTGCGCTTGTCCTTGTAGGCTTCGTCAATAGGGCGTCCGCCAAACCAGACTTCTGTGACTTCATGCTTAAGCTGGCGCAAGCGATCGATCACGCCGCTGCCATTGCCTGCATCAATGAACACCGCGTCCGGTTGCCACTCGGCGATCTTGGCCGCGACGCGCGAGGCCAGGTCCATGTTGTCCACGCCACGCAAGACGATGGGCGGGAACGCCACAAGCCCTTGGCGCGGGAAGATGACCGATCGATCATCGCCAAAGCGCGCAGGGTCAACACCAAGAATGCGCGGCGCCCATTGATATTCCGTGATCGCGTAGTGGCGTTGCGTCGCGGCCTGGACGTCAGACAAGCTAATCAGCTGATCTTCGCCCGCCGCGCTGAAGTCGCACAGATACTCGCGGCTGAAAGACGTCTCGCTCATGTCGCGGCGCAAGCGTGCGATCTCGTCAGTATCAAGGGCGTCGGTGTCGTAAACCGTATAGAGTGCCGAGGCCCAATCTGGCAGGGTCTTGGCGCGAAAGAAAAGCTCGCTGAAAAGGTTGACGCCAGACGGCGTGCCAATGAACAGCGCCCAACCTTTGCGGTCTGACAACGCCGGCTGAATAATGTCCTGCCAGACTTCGGGCTTGATTTGCGCCACCTCATCGATAACCACGCCATCAAGGCGCACGCCACGCAAGGCGTCTGGGTTATCGCCGCCGAAGATGCGGATCACTGCGCCATTGTGAGCCAGCTTAATGCTAAGCTCGCTTTCGTTAACCGTCACAGCATTGACGTTCAGAAGCGGGGCCAGGCGCTGCTTCAAGCGCGCCCATGCGATGGTCTTGGCCTGCTTCAGGAAAGGCGCGAGGTAAACGTAATAAGCCAGGTCCGCGGTGGTCTTAAGCGCCGCGTCGATTAGCTCCATCAACGCAAGCTCGGTCTTCCCGGCTCGACGGTGAAGCGCCAGCACGCGAAAGCGGGCCTTGCGCTTGTGACAGTCAGCTTGCCATTCGCGAGGGTAGTAGGCGAGGCTAATCTGCTTCTGAGGCATGCGGGACGCCTGTAACGACGGCAAGGGTTACGCTCGCATCAACCTTTTGCTGGGAGCTTTCGCTCCAGCCCGCACGGCTTGACAGGAAAAACTTCTGCGCCTGCGTGTCGCCATTAAGGGCGTTCTGCTTCAGCGAGTTTGCAACCTGTTCAACAACCTTGGCTTTGCCAACGTCAAGCTCATCGCGATAATACTTGGTCAGCGTGTCGTGGCTAATGCCAAAGATTTTGGCGATAGTGACGTGATCCATGCCATAGGCGCACAGCTGCTCAACGCGCTGCGCGTTCTCTTCGGTTTTAACGTGAGCAGGGCGACCTGGTTTCTTCATATTACCGCGCGCGAGCTACGCTTTAACGCTGCGACCGCTCACCCGAACACTTCCAGCGCTTACGGCTTAACCGCAACGGGCTGTTCGGGTCGGCGGCTGCTTTCGGGTTGTCTCTCATCTGCCCCATAGAACGTGCGCAATAAGCATCG